TCGTTATCTTCAATAACAATTCCGACATGAGAAATACGATCAACGCCATCTGAGGGGAAATCAAAATAGGCAATATCTCCTGGCTCAGGATCAGCGATATCTCCATCAATCCAAGAGTTTGCTTTCTTGAATGCTGCCGCTCCTCCTGGTGTATACACTGTGTTTGGGATCTTGACTCCTGCTTCGTTTGCACACCAATTTACAAAACTTCCACACCAAGGTTGGAAATTTGCCTTGGTGTACGCTCCGTATTTTGTCTCGTTGTCTTTTGGTCCCTCAATATATCCTACTTGAGACTTAGCAACTTGAATTAATCTAGCAACGCTACCTTTAGGTGCTTTTGCTGTTTCTGCTGGAACTGGAAAATCATTTGCTGACATTAGTCTTTATCCCAATCTGTATCTACTGGTTGCTCTGCTGGCATTGCTCCGTCTGGCTTTGCCGCTAAACGTGCTGCAGTAGCATCAATTTCTGCCTCAAGCTTCTTGTCTGCCTGTGTGTTCTTAGCATCCATCTCTTTATTATCGAGCTGTGCCTTCATAATATCTTTTGCACCGCTTTGCCCAATTAATAGACCAGCAAGTGTTCCTGTAATGAATGTTGCAACTGATCCAAGAACATTGAAGAACATCTTATCGTTCTCAGATTGTCCGCCAATTGGTTGCGTTACAAATAATAGTCCATATAGAATTCCTACTGATGTAAGAAATAGGATGGAACCCAATGTGATTCCTAAAATAAATTTTAATCTAGCGTCCAGATCTTGTGGACTTAATCTTTCTTTAGCCATTTGGAGTACCTGTTTCAGTTGTTGTAGTTGATAATTTACCAATTACGTCTTTAGTGCATGTGCCTGTCGCTTCACAAATTGGAGGATTGCATTCGGCTTTTTCCCAATTTGCAGGATCCTGGCATGGATATCTGTAGTGACCCTGATATCCACAACTAGTTAATGATAGCATTAATAGCCCTGACAAAGCAATAGCAGTTATTCTTTTCATACCACTATTATACCCTATTCCTCGTCTTTTCTGAGGGGTATGGTAATTAGCCATATTACAGTAACTATTACTGTTGCTAGGCCCACTACATCCTGTGCCGTCCCTGTAAGGGTCAACCAGGCTATGAAGAATCCGAGGAGGGTCCATAGCTGGGCTATGCTTTCCTTTACTGCTTCCCATATCCAATTAAAGAAACCTTTAATTATTTTCATTATATCCTCCTTGTCATGGCTGCTGCCACAATATTTCCTGCAATAATTACTGGTACTACAACCTCTTGTGCCTTTTCTCTTTGGTCATCTGTCATATCCTTGCCCCATTCTGATGGGCTAAATAATTTTTCAAAATCAATATCTGCAATGGCTCCAATTGGATCTGATAAAAATGCTTCTGTGGCAACCTCTGTTGTTGCATCTGCTAACGTATATGGCATCGGAGCACTAGCGTTCTCTTTAATTCTATCACCAAATTCTTGTAAGGCTGTTGCTAAGTTTTTATCTGTAGCGGCTAATGCTGCCACCTTTGCTATTTCTGATGCTCTAATTCCAAGGCCTTCTGCAACCGCCGCTTTCTGCTCTGGAGTTAATTTAGTTAATGTATCTTTGCTTGTTAAATCTGCAATTAGGTTTGCTGTCTCTTCTGTGATAGTATTAGCAGATGGTTTTTCAGAAGGTTCAGCAGGAGTTGGCTTTGGTTCAGGAGTTGGCTCCTGATCTATATCCGATGGCTGAGGTGAAGGCTCTAATGAAGGCTCATCAGTGGGCTCTGTCTCAGGGGTTGGATTTGGTGTCGGTTCATCTGTGGTTTCAGAATCTGGAGTTGGAGTGGGATCGTCTGGTTCGGTTTGTTCAGGCGATGGCTCAGGAGAAGGCTCAGGCGTAGGTTCAACTGTTGCATCTGGTGTTGGCTGTGGTTGATTTGCCATCGCAGCAGCGATTGCTGCAGCAACTCTTTGTTGCTCTTCAAATTGCCAAGTTTCATTATATAATTCCCATGCATCGTCTATTGCATTATTTAAATCAATAATAGATTGATCATAAGCTGACTGTGTATTATTTTTAACAGTTAAAGCATTTTCTGTAGTTGTTACAGCAGTATTATATGTAGTAGTCTTAGTTGTCAGCGTTTGATTATATGTTGTTAATGTAGAATTTGCAGTGTTATATGCAGAAAGTTTTGTATTGTATGTAGCAAGCTTAGTGTTATAGTCTGTCTGTGCCGTCGCTTTTGCAGTTACTGCTGCATTGTATGCATCAATTTGTGCTTGTGTCGCACCAGGACCAGAAGAAAATGTATTAAGATTACAACTAAAATTTTGTCCCCATACTCTTGGGTCTCCAGCATAGTCACACCCTGCGCCAGTCATTCCGCCAGGAATTGTCCACCCAAGATGATAGCTTCCTGGGCCTCCTCCGTTATACCACCATATCTCTACATCTAAAGTCTTATCTACGCTTACATCATATGTTGGAGACCAAGCACTCCACCTTACACCTTGCTCTACCCAGTTATTAACCACAAGATCCCCATCAATATACATCTTAAAACCGTCGTCTGTGTATCCTGCAAATGCTACTGTTGTAAACCATGATGGAACAGTAATCTTTCCAGTAAATTTAACCACTATATTTTCATACCTATTACCACAAACTGGCAAGCTCATATAATTTGAGTTCCATGTACCAGAACAAATTACGGAATCTGGTACTGCGTAGTTAGGCCACACCCTTGTTAAGTTATAAACAGTATATTGTAGTCCATCTCCGCCAGCATTATTAATTACTGACTGAGCTGATTGAAGATTGCTATTTGCTGTAGACAAGTTTAGCGCTGATATGTCAAAAGCATCCTTAGCAGAATTTTTTTGAGTTAGGGCAGTAGCAACTGTTACTGTTTGCCCATCTACTGCTGATTGAGCTGTATTCTTTTCTTGTAATGCTGTTGCTTCTGCTGCTATCGCCGCATCATATGCATCATATGCATCATCTCTAGCCTCTTTTGCGGACACTGCATCATCATATTTATCTTCTGCTATATCTATAAGGGCTTGAGTTTCAGCCTCTTCTGTTAGATTGCCAACTTTTTCGTTCAGCTCTTGTATTTCTTGAGCGGCTAAACTTAGTGGATCATCACTATAAGCAGGTGTAAGAAATAGCCAACCAAACCCTAAAATGGCTGTTAATGTTAATCTCCATAATTTAGTCCTAGTCAACTAATAACTCCTTGTTATAACTTTTATAACAATTCAATTATATCATTGAACTACTTAGCGTTATCTGTCTTGTAAAAGCCGTTACCTTTAAACTGAATACCAAATGTACCAAACTGTTTAACCATTGCAGCACCGCATTTATCGCATAGCTCTGTCATTGTTGATTCGCTAATTGGTTTGTTAATCTCTTTTGTGTGTTCACATATAACACACTTGTAATCATAGTTTGGCACGTCTCTCCTAAATGTTAAGGAGCAGTTTATACACTTGCTCAGGTGTATCCTGCGGGTAGCGGCCCGCATATAGTCTGCGACTCCCCAGTGACGGGGTGCAGACTACTATTATATCTTACTTGATTTTAATTGTCTTGGGCTTTTTATCTTCAGGGACAATGCGATCAATATTAATATTAAGCATGCCATCCTTTAGAGATGCACTAGAGACTTCCATATATTCTCCAAGAGCAAATGAGCGTGTGAATTTACGTGCAGCAATTCCTTTATGCAGAACCTCTGCGTCTGTAACTTCTGTAATTTCTCCAGATACCACAAGGGTTCCGTTGTCTACTGAGAGATCAATGTCTTCCTTTGTGAATCCTGCTACTGCGAGAGACACTCTATATGTGTCATCGTCTAGCTTTAATACATCGTATGGTGGATATGATTGGCGTGATGCAGCGTTGTGCACGTTAGCCATTCTTTCAATCTCACGATTAAAGCCAATAAAAAAGGGATCCTTGAAAAGATCCCATGTATATGTTGTTACCATTTTATTCCTCCTTCAAGCGAATAAGTTAATTTATAGGCCCCTATTGGCGACCTAATAATATTATAGCATAATTTTTAATCGTTTGGGATTTCCCTGATATCCATTTCTATCAGTCCCATTTCCTTTGCTATCTTGTGTCCTTCTGGACTAAGATGAAGAGTTGCTTCAAGATTTTCATCATATTCAACCTCCATCAAACCTTCTTCATACAACTTCATCATAGCAGAGTCAACATACTCAATATGTGCTTGCCATAATTCTGGTGCTATCTCTTTTGCATTCTCACTAATTGAGAATATCATTTCGCCATTCTCGTCAACGCCTTCAAGAGAAACTGCACCGATCTCTAAATAATGTGCTAGCTTCATGTCGTCTTCCTCTTCCTCTTCGTACATAAATCTCCTTTGTGCAACAGGTAGGACTTGAACCTACGATAGCCGAATTATGAGTTCGGGGCCTTAACCAACTTGGCTACTGTTGCCAAGTGTCTATTGTAACGTGCCGTCTTCATTTTTGTCAATGGTTTCTTCGACTACCTGCTGTACATATTCAGAAAAATGTTTTCTAATATTACCCATAGGTCTAGTCCCCAAAGACTTCCATATTCTTTTATACTCTACAATATTTGCAAATGTTGTAGGGCATACCTGTATACCATTATACTCTTTTAGTACTGTTGGTAGCGGTACATGTTTTCCACAACACTTACACTCTTTAGCTTTTTCTTGATATATACTCATACTATTTCCATTCCGTCTAATGCATCAGACAAGTCTCTTGGCATTCTAGGTGCCCTGATCATGTTTGTTACTATAGTTTCATCCTCATCTTCTCTATCCCACTTTAGAGAACTATAAGTATGTATATCTATTTCTTCATTGTTTTGTGGCTTACTTCTACTAATAGCGTTATAAATAGATCCACAAACTGCGTCCGCCAAGTCCTTCGAACCTTTTCTGGGGTGGTCAACCCTATCTCTCATAATTTTTAATTGCAGTAATTCGTCTATAAGCAATTTAATAGCTGGTCCAGTTACTCTATCTTCTGCAACAACCATAGCCATATCATCGTAATGCTTTTTTGCAACTGATAAAGTTTCTGTATTAATTCCATATTGTTTTAACTGTTGCATCATATCATGCGAGTTCCATCTGTCAAATGTGCAAACACGGATTTTGAATCCCTTAGTTCTAAGAGACAATATATAGTCTTTAACTTCTGTAAAGTCAACAGACTTATCAGCAGTTGGTGTCCAAAATCTTACAACATCTACTTCTACAATTGGTGCTGGTTGAGAGTAGGTATCAGTTACTTTTACGTTTACCCACTTTTGTACATGTGCCATAGAAACTGCACAATGGTCATGCTTTTGCGCCAAGTCTACGTGCAAGAAATATTCTTTATCTGGATCTGGCGCAAACCAATTTTCAAATCTGCCAAACTCATCTACGGCTATAGCCATATTACTGAAAGCTTTTTCAATTTTTTCTCTGGACTTAAAGAATGCGTCGATTGCTTCTGCTGGCATACATGCAAATCTTCCTAAAGCATCTGGTGCATTTTTGTAAAACGCTACCTTAAAGTCATCAATACTTCTAGTAGGATTAATTTCCCATGTTGGTCTTTTAAGGGCGTACATTCTTGGGTACTTATAGGATATAATATGATCTTCTTCCCACTCAATATCAAACTCATTACCTTCCGTTCCATCTGGCAATTCTGTATCTAGCTTAAAATGATGTGATCTCATGACAGTTTCTTTTTCTGCAATAACATCATCATATCTCTGCTGAATATAATCATTCTTATATCGTGGGAAAGAAAGAAGAATTACCTTACCATAATCTGGGAAACGTGAATCTACTGATGCTCTATACATCTCATAAATAGCACTACCAGTTTTTGCTTGCTCGTGTCCTGTAGTATTTTCTGTGGCAAAGCCTGAGATCTCATCAAGGATGATGACAATAACGTTATATCCTTCCCAGGCTTCTCTTTCTGAGTGACCTGAGTGAACTGTAATGTTCTTATTAAATTTAATTTCAGAAGCTTTTTCTGAATACTTTCCTACAAACCACGGAGACTTATCGATGCGTGTTCTGAAACCTTTAAAGAAAACATTGTTTGCCTGTTGAGCGTTAATAGCAATATTAATGATATCAATAGAGTCCCCAGGAGGTTTGCCATAATAGTTTGCTGGGTCTTTTAAGCACAATAGCAAATATACTATATAGGCTACCGATATTGTAGAGCAGTAATCTTTTCCAGAACCCTTACCCAGCTGAGCAACTACTTCATTAGCAGTTTGCTTATATGTTCTCTTGCCCTCTTCCTCACCAAATAATTTTATTAGCGTTGATTCTTTATACACTTGAGAAGATTTTTCAATTAATGTGTACTGATAATCTGAAAGAGGTGGCAGTCCAAGATAGTCTGGGCTAGTGACAAATGTCTTTAGGTCGACTGGCCTTTCGTCAAATTCTTCGCCGTCGAGTATGTCAATAAGATCATCAAAATTAAGATCCACTAACTTCCTCAATTATTTCAACTGGTTCAACTATCCCAGTTATTTGGGATAAACGTTTTGCAACTTCCATCTTACATTTTGGACAAGAGGCTGTTACTTCTTTCAAAATCTTTACAAGGATATCTTGCTTACGCTCAGTTTCTGCCAACTGTGTTGCAAGTTCAGCATTATCCAGAAGTCCAACTTCTTGAAGCATGCCAATACGCTTACCTTCAATATCTGCAATTAATTTTAATGCCCCTGATTTAACGCTAAGCTGTCCAGCCTGATCAGCATCTTCGACTGTCTTCCACGCTTCTTTAATAAGCATTGCATAGTGTTGGTCAGCACCAACGATGGCTTCTTTAGCCCTCTCTCTGGCCGCTGTGTCGTTGTGTACGACTGTCTTCCACTCACCTATCAACTCAACCACTTCGGCACGTTTAAAGCCCGTTAGCGTGGCAATTTGGGTGGGGTTATTTCCTTTAAGCAGTTCTTCGACTACTTTGTTCATGCGATCAAAATGATCAGCTAATTCCATATCCATAGAGTATTATTATACTTCTAGTCGACTGAAATAGCAACCTGAGATTTAGCTATTTTATATAGAACCAAATAGCCAATCAGATCATCAATATCATTATCTCCAGCGTACCCTTGATTATTTTTAACTCTATTTAATTTATCATCGATTCTTACCTTAAGCTGCTCTACATTATCCGCCGTCGAAAATATTCTGGCTGGCTCTAAGGCTGAGTTACCGTATGATATATTCTTTTCAATAAGCATGTGAGCAATTTCATGACATGTTGACCATATCTTATTTCCCGCAGGAGCACCTACAGACCTTAAATATAGATCACTACAATTAAAGGTTGTTACATCTTCAAATACTGGCTTAAGCATTATCTTCTCCTAAGTAGAACATTAACTACATCATGCTCTTTAATTCTTTCGAATGTGGCCGCTTCCCCATTCAAAAATTCCATTGTATATTTATCATTTAATTCTACCAAAAATTCATCTGGCTGTCCAGAACCTAACTCAACAACTAGCAATGGACATTTACGAGCTTCTTCAGAAAATCCCTCAAAGACAAATCTCTCGTGGCCTTCTACATCTATTTTCATAAAATCAATTTTGCCAGTGTATGTTGAATCTAAGGTATCTGCATTTATTTCTTCTGTATAAAAATTACCATGCTGACCATGATTGCCAGACTGATGTTCATGAACTATTCCAGATCCGCCAATGTTTTCTTCCCAAATATTTAAAACCATCTTATCTTTTTTATTTGACAAGGCTATATTAAATACATCTATCTGTCCGACATTTGAGTAATCATTTAAAATTGTAGCAACTGTATAAGATTTGCATAGCCTTTCTATTGGCT